CCCCCCCGGAACAACCCCCCCCGGCCTTAACCGGAAGTGCTTTTTCCGAAAAACGTTATTGCAATCCAATTGCATTTGCAATCCAATTGCACATCATGGTTCTGAGCTGCCTTAAAACCGCTTGTCAGTATTGCACATCGGTACGTGCAGTGCTGCCATAGAGAGAATGACCATCAAGTGTTGAACATTTGCGCGATATGTGTGACTATTGAGGTTACGCCTTGCGCGTGCTTCTTTGACATTGTGAGAACGGATTGACTGTGTGGATTTTGCGACGGCTACACCTGGCGACAACCAGGCGAGTACGCGAATAGACTTGGGTGAAAAGTGGGAGCGTTTGAAAGCGCCGTCCGCTTGTTTCTTCGAGCGTCACGCCAGAATGAACCTAAACAGTCTTCCAAGTATTAAATACGAATGATTGAAAATGTTAGAAAACCTCAAACTGACCGTGAGAATCGGGTCGTTTTTACTGAAAACGGCGCGGTTCTCACGGTCCAGTTATCCGAAAGTGCGAAGCGGTAAAGGGTCGCACTTTTCGATAACTGGCGATTATGCCAGTTTGAACGCCCGATAAACGGGTTGAGGTAAAAAACAATGAGTAAGACTATGCAAAACATCGAAGCGGAAGCGAAAGCACTTTTCGAGAAACGGAACAGTTACAAGCCCTTTCCGTATCGAGTCGCCAGAGACGCACGCGCACGGGTACTGCCTTGCGCGTACCGTATCGAAGCGCACCCGGTAGGCGGAAAGTCTGAAGGGGAACCTTCAAACGCTGTTTTCTATTTAGTGCGCGATACGTTCGACGAAGAAACTGGCGAGAAAACCGGAACACGGCCCGAAGGGTACGCTCTAACGGATGAGAACGGCCGAACAGTTTGCGCGTCTTGGGATAGTGCGGCGAAGAAAGCCGACACCAAACGAACGTGGAACCGGGTCGAGGAAGCCGCACGCGCGGCAGGATGGCTTCTCAAACTCAAAGGCGGACACGGTATCCCCGAGGAAGCGAAGCGTCCCTATGAGATAGAAGCGCTCATGGCGGAGACTATCGCGCTTCTCTCGCGGTTCTCGAACGGCGACGAAGTGGACCGGAAACAGGCAGCGACCACGGCGAAAACCATCCGGCCGGACCTTGCCCCGTGGATGGATGAAAATGGCGAATATCTACCGCCACCGAAGAAAAAGGCACCCGCGAAAAAGTCCGCGAAAAAGTGAGGAAGCGAAAGCCAGGAAGCCCCTATCGAGCAATCGGTAGGGGCTTTCTCATGTCTTCACGAAACGGTTTTATTTTTTAGTAGAACCGTTCTGGTATGGTCTTTGTTTTAGTTGGCTCCAGTCAGCACACTATCAAACGATAGTGTTCTGTCTCATGTTAACTAAGTTATCATTAGGAGGTAAAAAACATGAACAAACTTGATACCGAGTTGGCTCTAATCCTGAAAACTATTCTGGTTCTTGGGAAGAATGGTCTACTCGACAAAAAAGAGGCTACAGCCTTAGCCGCTGAGTACATAGCCAAACACAAGAAACTTGTGGCACAAGCATGATGTTCTTAATCAATCTTTATTTAGTTTTGATTGTGGTCTTGCTGGTTGACAGTAGAGTTTGATTACAAAGGAAGAAGGCTGACCGTGAAAGCGGTCAGCCTTTTTACTGTGCAATCAAGCACAAACAAAGAGGTATAAAAAAACATGGAAACAAGTTTAGATATGACAGGCAAAGATGGTAGCAAACATCTTCCTACTATTCTATTAGAGGCTTTGCATTCTGGTAGAGACGAAGGGAAGAAACTGCCTCACATCATAGAAGGCCGGACAAAAGTTTTCAAAAGAAAGTTTGGCCTGCCTGGTATGAGAATGTATCAACTTGGGATTCTTGGTAGCCAAGAGTGGGGCCAAGAAGTTGCAGGCTTTCATTATGTCAACGGCTTTCTTTGTGGGATGCTGTCAATCATAGATCCTGAGTGGCCCGTAGAACAAAACCCTATCGCCGCTATTATCTGTGAAGCAGAATATGTTGGGCGAGGTATGAGAGTGGCGGAGAAATACGCCCGCAACTTTGGTCAGTGGCAAAAAGGTTTAATGAATGCAGTCCGCATTGGAACCTTGGACCAAACAAAAGAAGGTCATGCTGATATTCTTTTGTCTGATATTCTTGGACCTTACGGGGCCTATGATATGGGCGCCTGTTACCATTCCCCAAAAAAGTTTCGGACAGAAAAGTTTGAACCTACTGGAAGTCCAAGGAAACAAACTTTACTGTTCCATCCTTGATGACATTGTATAAAGCCCGAGCGTTTATGCGTTCGGGTTTTGTATTGTGCAATCAAGCACAGACAGAGAGGTAATAAAACATGAGAGCTATCTCAAGCACATTTAAGGTATTCCATACTGACCACGGTATCACCGATGACCAGATGGAGTTTATCCAAAGTCAGATTCCTATTACGCCAGCCTATACGCTTGCTAATGGGGCACTGAACTGGACTATTGTTATTCCAGAAGTGTTTGGTCCTGTTCTTTGCGGTCTTCATGGCCCGAGAATGGGTGACGAACCTGTCTCCGAAGATGAAGTTGAAAGACTCGCCCGAGGTGACAGAGACTGGACAGATCGTTTAGTTGACCGGCCTTACCGGGAAGTAAACTTTGTTCAGGTCATTGGTATCTACAATAAAGATGAAGATGTCTATCTTCTATTCACTGTGTATGGTGGGCCACTGGCTCCACAGAATCCAGATGACCCGAGCAATAAAGAGAAGGAGAAAGCTGTAGCTTTCTGGAATGAGCACGCTCTATCAAGGGCAGCTATTTGATTCTACTGTAAAACTCATCGGCTTTTGTCGGTGGGTTTTATTGTGCAATCAAGCACAGAAACGAGGTAATAAAACAATGGTTACTACAGAGTTAAGGACCGCATGTTGTAACTCTTACTACACAGATTGGGATGGTATCCTGGTATGTCGTAAGTGTGAGGCGCGGAACCCTGAGATTATAGAAGTCGATTCAGATTCTATGTGTAACGAGTCTGGTATGGAGAACGTTGATCTAATCAAACAATTGGTGCCCGATAAGGGCGGTGAAATAATGTTTCACCACGGCGAAAGTCATAACATATGGCGATATTGTTTACACTTAGGCCCTTGGACATACGAAGGTCAAAACTTTGACCTTGGAATATTGCACAATCCAGGCCGGTCTGAACACCTTTCTCTTGCGGTAGTTTATGGTCCAGAAAACCATCAATATATTTCTGGACCTACATACATAGAGTGTAGGGACGACAATATTCACAAGGCAATCAGAAACGAAGTAATCAAACGCTATGAAGCATACATAAAGGAAGGTGAGTAATGCTTATCTATGTACTGGATGATGGAGAAACTTGGACATTAACTGAACCGACTCCTGTTCCTGTCACGGCTGAGCAACTGGCTCGTATCGAAGGCGGTGAAAAGGTTTATCGAGTTGTTCCAGATTGGGATGAACAACAGAGTGACGAGTGGGACCGGGAATCCATCGAAGCATTTTTCCGTGCTCATCCCATAACTCCCGAAGAACAAGCCTCTTTTGATCGCGCACGCATTCGACTGGCACAACAGCTTGGAGCCAGTGCAGACGATATTGCAGAAATCAAATCAGAGATTGAAGCTGATGATCCCGCCCTGTTCATGGACCCGGTTGAATATGCCGAGGTATATGACAAAGCCGAGTATGACTTTATTCAAGCTGGCATCGCTGCCCGAGAAAGATTGAAGAAGACTGCGATGGAATCTGCCCAAGAATATATCGACAGTGAGGAATAGTAAAAGCTTATTGGAAAAAGCATCGGCCTTTGTGGTCGGTGCTTTTTACTGTGCGCTTTTGCACAAACGAGAGGTAAAACATGAAAGAGAGTATTGATTCTGGTCAGGCCAAAGAAGAACTGACAGAAGAAGAAGTGAAGAACGGGAACCTTGTTCTTCACACTATAAAGGTTTGGGTAGACCACCGGGGCGAGACATCTTTGGCGGTAGACAAGAGTAAGAAAACAATCCTTGACCTCGTTCATCGAGGTGAAGTTGTTGGACACAGACTGGATGGCGCTTCTGTTTGGGACAGAGATTCAGTAGGTCGAAGTATTTGTACTGACCCTGACCCTCCCAAAGCTTTAGAAAAGCTTCAAGAAGAATACTAAGAAAGGTAGATGCTCATTGGTTTAGGTACCAGTTTATTGTAACTGGTGCCTTTTCTTGTGCGCTTCTGCACAAATGAGAGAGGTAAAAACAATGAAAGGTATAGAAGAATACTGGAAAACTGTTCGGGAAAACATCAAGGATATTGGTGGCCTGAGTATAGTGAAGCCGAAGTTATCTGTTGATGACTTAGATTCTCTGCTCTGGTTCACCGATGCTTTCAATGCCGATTGGGACTTGGAAGAAACCAGCCTTGAATCAAGAGAGTTTCACAAAACTCTTGGATGCTTGCATCCTCAAGCACAAAGGGACATGGAAACTGCTCACGATTATGTTGAGAAGTTAATCATGTATAACCTTGCCCAAGGTGGGCTGAGTTTGAAGATGAAAGACCTGACCATTAAAGAAGTTAGCTTTGATAAGCCTATCTTCTATGATGCTGAACAGTATGTAGAGTGGCATAAGAAGCTACCAACAAGAGAGCCGAGGCTTACTCGTAAGAGAGCCAATGGTTTGTGGTGGTTGCTTACTTTTGCTGATGAGATGGAAGCTACCGCAGAACATCTTGGAATCGGAGAAGTTTACCGTGTCCTTGTAGACGGTGAACCTGGCAAGTGGGATCGTGGCAAGGCAGTTATTGCTGGCCTCGCTCGATACCATGAGAGTAGGTTCCCTACTGCGCCGAGAGGTGCAGCATGAGAAAGATTACTAAGCAAGCTGCCGAAGCATTCTCTAATCATAGAAACTTTAGTAAGGACAATACTAAAGTAACTACTGATGGCGGTTATGTTCGTCTGTTCCTATTCGGTAATAACATAGCCAGATTGAACACTCGCACTGGCCAACGTGAAATCACAACTTGTGGTTGGAATACTATAACTACAAAACAAAGATTGAACGGCCTGCCTGGTGTGTCTATTCACAGCGAAGACGGTAGCGTAATCCTGAACAATAGAAAATGGGACGGCGACTGGATAGTTGTGAACCATTGGGAAGAAACGTATGCCGCTATGTATACGCCTACGTGTGATGTATGCGGACACTGTGACAATGGCTGGTTCTATATACTGAATGGAAGACATGACTATGGAACTAAATGTCCCGCTTGTCATAGGAAAGATGTTTCCCCTTAGTTTAAGGAAAATGTTTCACTGGGTTTCAGCCCAAAGTATCGGACATTTTCTGTCCTTGGTTGGATGGAAAGTGTCCTTTACTGTGTGCTGATGCAATCGGTATACACGCCAGGTGTTTTTGCCTGGTGTTCTATGAGGTAAAAAAACAATGAGTAACAATATAGATATTGCTTATACGCTATGTATCCAAGCCGGTATCCCCGTATGTTTATGGGGGCCTCCTGGTATCGGGAAGACTGCGCGGACACATGCAATCGGCAGAGAGTTAAACAAGAAAGTTGTTGAACTTATCTGTTCTACTATGGACCCAACAGATACGGGCTTGCCCATCATTAAAGATGGTAGGTTCGAACGTGTTGCTCCGCAGTGGGCTTACGATTGTGATGACAATACAATCCTATACTTGGATGAGTTTTCTTGTACTCCCCCTGCTGTTCAGGCTGCTGCCTTGAAGATTGTAGGAGAACGGAAGTGCGGAGACTTTGCCTTGCCCAAGGGATTGTCTATTGCTTTGTCTGCTAACCCTGTCGAACAGGCTGCTGGTGGGTGGGACTTGGCTCCACCTATGGCGAACCGTATGGTTCATCTGGATTGTTCTCTATCTACCGAAGACTGGTGCGATGGTATGGTTTCCGGCTGGCCTGACATGGAAGTTACTAAGCTTCCTAAAGGTTGGAGGAAGTTGATCCCATCGAAGCGTGCTCTGGTGACGGCTTATATTAGACGTTTCCCTTCTCATCTTTTGGATCTTCCAAAGGAAGAAGAAGCCCAAGGTAAAGCATGGAGTTCTCCCCGTTCGTGGGACAACTTTTGTACTCTACTCGCTGCGGCTGAGTGCTCTGGCGTTGACGATACAGTGATTCATTATCTCGCAAAAGGTACAGTTGGTCATGCGGCTACGTCTTTTATGACGTTCCGAGAGCAACTAGATTTACCTGACCCTGAGACTCTGATCGCTGACCCGTCTTTGTATGAACACTTTGAACGTGGTGATAAGGTTCACGCAACACTAGCTAGTGTGGCTGCTGCTGTACTCGCAAAGAATACAGCGAAGCGTTGGGAAAATGGTGTCCAAGTAATGATTAATGCTGCTGAAAAAGGTGGTACTGACATCGCAGCTATTGCCTGTCGGTCCCTACTTTTGGGCGGTATGCCTTCTGGCGCCACTATCCCTGTTCAAGTGGATCGATTCTTCCCTATGTACGCTGCCGCTGGCATCGTGAAGGGGTAAGTATGAAGACCAAGTTTACTCACGTCACTAGTGGTACTGAAAGATGGATAAGAGAACTACCTAATGAGGCTCTGCGAAAGCAGGGCCTCGACCATCATAGCTTTCAAACATCTGTTCCTTACTATGCTTTTCCAGATAAGTCTTTGGACTTTGGAAAGCCTGGTATGCCCATACTACAAACGTCTGTTCGATGCTGTAGAAAGCATCATAAGATTGTAGTGTGGCCCGATGGTCGATTAACTTTGACCGCCCATCAGGGTAAGCGGAATCAGAGAGCGATGAAAGTAGCCCGTGCTATGGGACAGAAGTATCGCTGTATGGATGTCTTAGAAAACTATCGACTCGTTTGTGAAGGTAGTTATCTGGCTGACAGAAAAGCTTTACCGAAAGAGTTGAGAGAAATAGCGGACCAATGCTTTTCGATAAGGCAGACAAGGAGTAGGGTATCTCAATCGAGTAGATTCCCTAGAACCTATGACCTTAGCGAACGTATGGAGTCTCGAAGGAGAGCCATAATAAAAGAGTATAAGGAACGTATGACTGACGGTGATTATAGTATGTACTCGCCACTCCGTAATATCGAAGACGGTAGATGCGAGCACAGATCAAGGCACTATAACAAACGTTGGTTTCGTAAAGCTCTCTTGTCTGGAATCTTAGGCTCAACGCTGGTCAGGGATGGGATAAGTTTCTTCCCAACTATAATCCCTGATCACGTTCTCGAAGCTGGGCATGGATACATTCCGGCGAATGATAGTAAGGGCAAACCTTATTGGGTTCTGATTGAAAGGGCCGAAGAACACAACAGCCTACGCAAAGGTAAGAAACCTAAGTGGGAAGTGTCGTCCTTCTACCAAGATTCTTGAATCAGGTACAAAGAATCGAACACCGTTCTTCGGACCGGTGTTCCTTTCTGTGTATGTGATTTTCGCTACACAAAACAAGAGGTAAAAAATGCAAGTAATGAATCGTGAGATCGTCGAAGATTCTCTCCAAATAAGAGAGAAAGTCATGGCGGCTAGACTCATAGCGCAGACTAGGTGGAAATACTTTTCTTCCCAACTGCTGTCTATGGTTCTGGTCGCTAAACCTGGCAGTTCTTTTGGAACGTGTGCGACAGACTGCAAGGGTCGTTTCTATTATGACCCTGCGTTCGTCCAAAATGTTTCCGTAGAAGAACTTGCAACCATCTGGTTGCATGAATGTCTACACTGCTGGCTCGACCATGCGAATAGGAGGGACGGTAGGGATTCTTCCCGCTGGAATAAAGCCGTTGATCGTGAGATCAATGACGATCTAGTGGGAGAAGGTTTCCCTTTTCCTCTAAACTATCCACCTCTCTTGCCCTTTGACATCGGCCAAGAAAACGGACAACTCGCTGAGTTTTATTACGAGTGCGAGGAAGAAGAAGATGGCGAAGACGAAGGTGAGGGTGATGGCAAAGGCAAAGGCGGCGGCTCATCTATGGATGGTGAGCCTCGTGACTGGGAAGATGGGGATGAAACTCCATCGGTACCGGAAGCCGTACAGGAATGTATCAGGCATGATGTATCTAATAAGATTGTCGAACACTCTAAAACCAGGGGGCGTGTGCCCGGTGGTTTATTACAAGAAGCTATGCGGCAGATTGAACCGCCTAAAGTTTCTTGGCAAAAAGAGTTAGCTTCTGCTGTTCGAGCGTGTGCTGCTGACGTAGCTGGCGCGGTAGACTTTACGTACCGCCGTCCATCACGTAGGCAATCTATCTATGGTGACATAATCATGCCCGCTGTTCGTAGGCCCGTGCCCGAGACTGTGATTGTCTTGGATACATCTGGTTCTATGTATGGTGGTGACTTAGATTCTGCCTTGAGAGAAACTCAGGGTGTTCTAAAGTCATTGGGTGGTCGCGGTATCCGCGTACTGTCCACTGATTCTCAGGTACATTCTCGCCAAAGAGTGAGTCATACATCTAAGATTAAAGCTTTAGGTGGTGGCGGTACTGATATGAGAGTTGGGATAGTGGAAGCTAGAAAGCTGAAACCTTCCCCTGACTTATGTATCGTACTTACTGATGGGTACACTCCCTGGCCTGACAATGCCCCGAAAGGAATGAAAGTCATTGTCGGTGTGACAGGTAGGCATGGAAGGGACGGCCCGAGTTGGGCTCGAAACATTCGCATCGATGCCGAATGATGAATGACGAAACGATTCCCTGGTTTCAGGGAGTCGTCTGCGGATAGCTACCGCACTGATGAGATCAACGTTGGGTCGCTCCCAACTTTTTAATAGAGGTAAGAAACAATGGAAGAAAAAGAAATCTCAATTGGCGGCGCTGTTACCGTGTGGAAATCAGCACCGGCAGTAAGAAGCTACGTACAAAAGAAACTAATCACCATCGGTGTTGGTGACTTTTGCCCTGAGCCTACAACCAGGCATGTCGCTCTCCGTAATGCTCTTAAAAGCCAATACGGAAGTGAGTCTGTCAAGACGCTGCCTGGTTTCGCAAACTTTGCTGTGATTAACGCATCTGTTTCCAGCAAAAACTGGGAGGGCCAAGCAAAAGTCATCGTTAAATCTGAGCACGATGGGCTTACATTTCACAGTCCGAATGATGAATACGATGATAAAGGTGGCCTTGAACAAGTGACTATCGATAACATCAATGAGTTGTTCGAAGCTGAGTTGAGTTGCATCCCGGCCAATGATGTGTCGAAGATGCTAGTCAAGTTGGCTCACCATGTAGGCGGTATGGCCTGTGCTTCTGGCGCGGGTGGCGCTTACTGGATTCCAAAAGATTCTTTGAGTCTTTGGAAAGAGATTGCGGATACTGTTGAAGGTTCTTCGCGGGGCAGGTCATCGTCCAAAGTATTCATGTTCACTACAGCTATGGACGATGAAGCTGTCCGCGCTGTTGTCGGTTCTTTGGAGAACAATATCTTCAAAGAGTTGAAGGACATGGAAGACGAGATTGCTTCTGGCAAGTTGAAGAAACGTGCCTTGGAATCTCGACAGCGTGCCCTTGGTGAGAAGCGAGAAACGATTCGAGAGTATGAAAGTATGCTCGGAGTTACTCTCAAGAAACTTCACAAGGCAGTTGAGCAGACAAAGAAGAACAGTGTTCTTGCTGCTATGCTCTCTTTGGGAGGCGATGAGTCATAGATACTCCATTACCCCTGAGCACCTGAACGGGTGTTCAGGGGTTTTGGTGTGCTTATGAAGCATAAAAGGCTAGTGGGGTAATAGACACCCTACCGATAATCACCCTATGTGAAACAACCAACCAACTAACATGGGTCATTAGACAGTAGACAGTGTTAGCGTCATTAGTTGAAGGAAGAATATAGTATATAGAGTTTGGTGTGGTGTGGAAAACAACCCACTAGTCACCCCTACTAGTCAGGTTGTGAACCACCCTTGACAGGTATGATCTACTCAGTTACCCCATACGAAGGAGGTTCGAAATGGGAAAGGGAGAATTGCAGAAGCTACTAGAAGCGGCACAAACCGCTTCTGGTTTTTCTAAAGAACAGATCCTAGAAGAAAGTCTAGCCCTGTTCTTAGCGAATCACGGGAACGCTTCTGGTCCAGTCAATAGCAGGGCCAGCAAGTATGATACCCTGGATGCCGCTAAACTATTGTCCGCCGCTCATACGTTGGCGGCATCGGATGACGGTATCCGTATCTGCTCATTCACTATGGATGAGTTGTTGGATACAGCATTTCCAGAAAAGGTTTTACTAGCCGAACATGACGTGAAGGTTTGGGCTGGTAGGCTCTTAGCTGCGGCAGGTTTTGAGCGTCGTCAGGTGCGGCGACGTGGTGGCTTGCGCCCCCTGGTATGGGAGCGTAGTTACATGGTAGAAAATGGCACTAATACTTAACCCTAAAAAGATGTCCCGAAGCCGGGGAGCAACCGACTTCGGGACTTGCGGAGATCAGAGTGGAGAGCAAGGACTTCCAAACTGGAGCAATATACAATTGGCAAATTTCTCTTTTCTTATCAGGCTTTACTAGTGTAAGGCCGCAACAGGTCGTTGTCAAATGTCAGTCTCAGGTAGATAAACTATTCCTAAGACCCCCGACTAAGATAAACGAGTTTCCAAAGCGTAAGCTACCATGCTGGTCTCCCGCTCTCTATCAGCCTGGGAAGACTAGGAAGAACGGAAACGTTTCTAGTTTGTCAGCACTGGTATACGATTTTGATTCTGGTAATACCTCACCAGGTCTCATGGCATCGGACCTCCGCAAAGCTGGGCACGCCTTTGTCATCTATACAACGTGGAGTCACACAAAAGCTAACCCCCGATTCCGGTTAGTCTTTTTCCTTAATAGACCTATTCTTCCACATGAGTTTGTTCGCGTATGGGACAATGGCCTTTCCCTCATCAGTTATGTTGATGGGGTTGACCGGCAGTGTCGGGACATAGCGAGGCATTATGCTATGCCGGTTAGGAGATTGGGAGCAGAGGAATACGTGAGCGAGATAAATGTTTTTGGGAATCCACTTGATGTAGATAAACTATCATCAGCAAAATCAGGCAGTGGGGAAGGGGGAGAAGTAAAGCTGACCCCTGACATGCAGCTTGTTTTAGATGATGGCAAGTCCTTACCTGTGTGTGAGGTAGTAGAAAAGGGTCCAGGTAAGTACAGGTGTACTTGCCCTTTTCAGGATGGAGCATCCCCTGGTTCCGCTTTCTTGCGTGTAATGGATGATGGCCGAGCGTTCTTGCAGTGTACTAGTTCAAGGCACACGCATGAAGGGAAACAGTTCTGGTTAAAGAAGGGTGATGGGGATGGAAAGAAAAGCAAACGTTCCGCGCCCCGAAGTGTAGAGACAAGAGAGAAACTGTTGGGTGAGATTCCCGATGAGTTGATTGAGTATGCAGAAGATAAGATAGTCTACTGCGCTCCGCAGGGAGTCTTCTATAGACGTGAGAAAGGTTCCTGGGCAATCTCTCACCCTTGGCAGAAGAGCCATTTAGTAGATCACTTAGTTGGACTACTGCCCAAGGGAACAGATGTTCGACATGCTCAAGCCCTGGTAGACCACACACTATCTAGGCAAGCATACGGTTTTGATTGCTCTCCCCGTGGCGGTTCAATTTTATGGGGTGATGTCGGTAGAATGATTAACCTCTACTCTAAGCCCAAGGTTAGCCCGGTTCAGGGCGATTGGCCTAGGATTCTAAGAGTTATCCGTGTTCTTTGTGCCCATGATAAGGTAGCTATGAAGTGGCTTATCCACTGGTCTGCTGCCCTGGCACAGTTTCCTGAACGAAGGTCGATGGTCGCTACAATATCTATCTCACCGCATCAGGGTATTGGTAAGAGTCTTTACGGTAGAATCTTATCTGAGATAATCGGCCCAGGGAATACAGCCGTGGTGTCGAATAGAGCATTGAGAGATAAATTCAATTCGAGTTACGTCGCAGCGTTGTTGGTTCTAGCCGATGAAGTTGGTGTAGATCCGCGAATGACTGACGTAGTAAGTGAGTTGAAGAGTTACATTACAGATGAAGAGGTACACTGTGCCGCCCCTTACGCAGCACGGACCAAGATTCAAAATAGAATGTCTTGGTGGATGACCTCTAATAACAGAAGACCCCTTGTACTAGACGAAAACGATAGACGCATAACCATACTAGCAGCCGCTGAACCTACGCCCGAACACCGAAAGATGTTGAGATCATGTTTTGATTCTAAGCGTGGAACCTTTGAACCGATGTTTCGTGATGAGATTTCATCCTATGCCCATTACCTAAAAGCCTTAAAGGTTGACTGGAAACTGATTGCCTACCCCTTGGATACGAAAGCTAGACGACAAGTACAATCCGCTAGCCTCTCATCAATCGATGCGTTCTTAGACGACATTAAGAAGTTGGGAGTCGTTTCTATTCTAGAAATGTATAAGCCTAGAATGGGAGTGCGGATCTCAGAATCTGTTCTGCAAAACTGCATACCCTGCGAACGTCTGTACGCATCATTCCGAGAGTGGTGCGAGAGTCACGGCCACAACTACATTCCGCCCGAGGCTGAGTTGGGGCTGGCCGTTGTCTCATTGAAAGGTGTAGAGAAGACGAACGCTAGGATCGCAGGGTCCAAAGTCAAAGTCTATGTGGGCTTGACACGTAAAGAAAAGACTTCTGGACAAGTAGTAGAATTCCCCAAAAACTAAACGAGAAATAAAATGCCTGACCTATTTTCATGGGCAGACTCTGTTCCTGTGTGGGCAGAGGATTTGCCTGGAGTGTGGAAGAACAAGAAGAACAATGGTTATCGAGTACCTCACAATGCGTGTGGGATTCTTGAGTGGGACCAACATCAAAGGGATGGAGCCAAGATACTTGAAGGTGCTCTGGGATCACCCGCCTTACAGCCCTGGGTAAAAGGGTTCCTTATGCCGCATCAAATGAAAGCGGTTTCCCATTCACTTAAACGGCCTGCCTCTAATGTGTGGGCACCTCCCGGTTCTGGAAAAACGCTTTGCGGAATCGTGTGGCTGTGCGCCGCTGGCTCTAAGTTTAAGTTGGTAGTCACTAGAGCGATTGCCCGAGGTACATGGAGAGAAGAGATACGCAAGTACACTACTCTGAGAACCAAGTTACTGACTGGTCAATCCGCAGAAACGTTTGTCCCTGAACCTGATACTATTTACGTTACAGCCTGGGAGACTCTGATACATTGGGGTCCGGTGCTCACCAAGATGCACCCCGACAGTATAGTGTTCGATGAGATCCACTGCGCTAAGAACCCCAAGCGTGTATTTGCTGTCATGTCTGCGTCCGGGGAAAAGCAGTGGAAATCTAGAGAAAACATTTCGGCAAACGCCAGCGAACTTTCCAAGAACTCCAATCGGAGATTGGGGCTAACCGCTACGCCAATACCTAATAGGCCCAGAGATTTGTGGGCACAGTTGGATTTGGTAGAGCCGTGGCAGTGGGGCACCTTCCACCAATTCGGTGTCCGTTATTGCGGAGGGTTCGAGGATACTTATGGGTGGAAGTACGATGGCCTTAGTAACTCTGATGAGTTGAATAGCCGACTAAAGCTGGTCAAACATAAGACCTCCCAAAAAGCGATGGCGGCTAACCTCCCGCCCAAGCGTCGGCAGGTAGTACACCTATCACAAGAAGAACAAAACAGGCCCGCAGGAGGATTCAAACGAGAGATACAAAAAGCATCGAAGATGGGTAACCATGAGGGTTTGTTTGAGTTGTACCTACAAGAAGCTGCCACACGTAAGCAGAAGTACGTCATTGAACGTGTGACTGAGGCTGCTCGATGCGGTCAAAGGGTCGCAGTCTTTACAGGCAGACGCAAAGATAGTGAGGAGATAGCTGACAAAGTACAGAAACATTTCTCTAAAGAAGGCGTCACTGCCCAGGTGTGGTGGGCACACGGAGGGCTGAGCACTGAGAAACGCGATGAGATTCGCGGAGAGTATATGTCTTCTAAAGGTGCCGCTGTTCTTATTGCGACGGGGGACTCGATGGGTGAGTCCATCAACTTACAGAAAACAGATTTGGCATTGATCGTAATGTTGCCTTGGACACCTCGGCAGATTCGACAATGGGAAGGTCGATTCATTCGATTGGGTGGAGATAGGCCGGTGCTGATTTCATACGTGATTGCCGAAGGGACTGTGGACGAGGACGTGACCGAGGTTTTGTTGGACAAGCTACCGGCAGTTGGCGCGGTCGCTCAGGATGAAATGATCACAGAATTCGAAGATTCGTTTTCGGCATCAGAGGGTGACCTACTGGCACGCATAATATCTGCAACAAATGCTTGACAGCCGTATTGCAACTATATAAGAATAGAAGGAGAGAGATCAATGAGCAAGATACTACTGGACGCAGGGCCATCCGAGAGGGGGTGGCACCGCATTGAGACTGCCGCACGGTGCCTGCGCTTCTTCGCGCTGCGCGAGAGTGGGGCTGTGCCCTTCCCTGAGAGCGAGCCTCTCATACGGGGCTCCCTGGTCCACATCGGATTGGCGCACATATACGCCCGCAAGCAGGCGGCAGACTCTGGAAACGATCCAGAGAAATACTACAGCCCGATGGATGCAATCCTGAAGTTAGCAGAAAAGAATGGCCCCACATGGGAAGGGTTGGTTGACCACTGTTGCGACATGGTGAACGCATACCGCCTGCGATGGGGCGACGATAAGAAGTGGAAAGTCATTTCTGTGGAAGAAGAGTTGCGTGCTACGCTTAGAGGTAAGTGGTTGTATACACAACGAGCAGACCTAATCGTCGAAGATGAGCACGGTAAGGTTTGGATTGTAGACCACAAGACTGCTTATAGGATTGCGTCGGTAACACTCAGTCCACATATTCTAGATGGTCAAATGCTTGGCTATCAGATGTTTGGCAGAAAGAGATTCGGTAAAAGATTCGGTGGAGTTATCATCAACCGCATCACAACACGCGCACCGTTTGCTTTCGACAGGTCTTTACTTGAGCCTGCACCAGATGCGTTGTCGAGGTTTGTCGGAAACCTTTGCGACGTAGAAGAAATGATTGAGAGGTACGAAGGTCGTCCACCTATGGAATGGCCCGGTACATATTCGAATATGATTTGCACACACAAGTATGGAAAGTGTGATGCGTTTGAACAATGTCAGTGGGGAGTAAGTAGTGAGTAAACAGAAGGTAGAAGAGTCAGGAGTATTCGCAGTGGTCTACGGACCATCGAAGACAGGTAAGAGCACGGCGACGGGAGCAGCAGGGGCGGCGGGATTATTCATCGCGCAACCGGGGGGGCTGCTTCCGATTACCAACTATCTTGGTTTGAGTGGAGTCGAATACTTGGCGCCGACCAATGTTCAGGAGGCTTCCAAGATCGTTCGAGACAATGCGGGTAAGCATCCAACAATCGTAGTTGATGACTTTTCTCTATTGGTCGAGCAGACAATCCAACAACTTGAGAAGAAACATTCCTTCGGAGATATGTGGCGAGCACTCCGACACCAAGTTTTAGAAATGCGTGACGCAGCTAGAACTGCAACAGCCAAGAAAACCCATGTCATATTCAACTGTCATCAATCACCGCCTAAGACTTCCTCTGGTAAGTACGTTAGGGGCGGGCCGCAATTGCCCGGTCAATTACCAGAACAGTTTTCAGCATTCGCAGATGTCGTTGCCCGAGTCAAGTACGATGCGACGGCAGCACCCTGGAAGTACATACTACGCACCGGCCCTGACGCTGAGTATATCAGCGGCGATAGGCTCGACATTTTCCCTGACCCTGCTCCGATAAATGTAGGAGAAGCACTGCGATGCGCTGGCTACGATATTCCTAGAGCCAAGGGATTAGAGTGGATGGAAGGCGTAGTGAATGACTTATCTTCATTGGTATTAAAGAATGACATACTCGAATGGAGAACAACATTGAAGCCAGCAGCAGAAAAGCTGCGAAAGAAATACGAATTACCTCATGTTCGCTGGGCGATACAGGACTCTCTACATAGAGCCGTCTTGCTTAATGCGAAAAACAATCTTCTCGACAACTTGTTTGCCGAGGAAAACCTGGAAGAGTGGTAGTCCGAGGTGGGATAATTTTTTTATTGTTTTTACCTCTCTCACTTAGGGCTACTGCTCTTCCTTTTACCCAAAACACAACAACATATGAAACGAGGTCCATTTATTATGGAAAATCTTAGTATTGAACTGAACTTTGAAGGAGTAAACGCGGCTGGAGGATTGGGTTCTTTGCCCGCTGGCCTTCACGCAGCATCGATTGCGGAGTTTAAGCACTTCCCTGATACAAACCGGCTGTACGCTTACATGGTTACGAATGGTATTCGTCACCGCGAAAGCTTTGGTTTGGATAATCCCAACAGCCTTCCTTTCGTGAAAGCATTTCTCTTGTCCGCTGGCGTTCCAGAAGACAAGGTGGCTGGAAAGAACAAGGTTCCCTTTCACAAGCTGTGTGGCCGTGATGTATTCTTCCAATACACTCCTGCTGATACAGACGATAGTGGGAACCGCATCGATGGTAGTTACGCTCGATACGTTTTCTACCAACAAGGTCAGTGGGAACAGATGGTTGCGTACAGCAACAACGCACCATCAAACTCTGATGTCGTAGTTGAAGAGCCGACATCGAATGGCGCATCCTCAACTGCACCCGTTGAAGCTGTGGGAGCAGCGGACGACGATGGGGATGACTTCGACTTCTTGCTCAACGATAGTGATGAGTAAGGCGATCGAATCCTTTAACGGAGCCCTTTGCAGGTCGTGTCCTCTTGGATGCGACCTGCATCGCTCCGGTGAAATGTTTCCAGTAGGAGCGGAAACCCATGATGGCGATAAGATTGCCATTATAGGTACGGCCCCTGGTAACCGAGAGATAGAAGAGGGTCGCCCTTTCGTCGGCCCGAGTGGGATGGAGTTACAAGCTGCCTTGGATGCAGTGGGGATCTCCCGCACAGATTGTCACCTTACGAATACGATTGCCTGTAGACCGAAGGCCGATGACCTATCCGGCTATATGCTCAGACTAGGTAGGCGTAACAGAAAACGCAGATCAAAAGATGAGCCTGAATGGTCTACCCCACACTCTTGCTGCAAGCCCAGGCTGCACAAAGAGTTGGAAAGTTTTACTAAATTCATTTGCCTTGGCGCCACCGCAGCGGCTGCGCTTAGAGGCGGCAACCCTTCCATTATGAAGCTGAGAGGTTCATGTGAAACGATTCCCGCACCTTGGGATAGGACTAAGAACATTCTCGTTGCATACACTCTGCACCCCGATTTTGTAATCCAAAGACCTAAGTGGCGATCTACTTATCAACATGACATAGCCAAAGCTGCTAGGTTTTTTGATGGAAACCTTTTGTGGAAAGACCCGCTAATCTTGCGGCCCCAGTCAATCAGAGAGGTTCAGTCCGCATTGGCTGCTCTACGGGCAGCGGGTAAGCCGATTGCGTATGACGTTGAGACTGATGCTAAGAATCCGCTAGATGCCCGACTGAGGTGTGTCGCTTTCTCTAATGAGAAGACTGCGGTAGTTGTGCCCATCTTATCTATCGACGGCGCTACTCGTAGTTTCAACCCGCAAGAAGAGAAAATCCTATTGGAGATTCTTAGAAACTTTCTCAAGAATCCTGGGGTACCCCTTCTCGGACACAACGCAGGCCAATACGATAGAATCGTTTGTGAAGAACAGTTGGGTGTAACCCCTAAGTTATCCGCAGATACTTTGTTGATGCACCTACTCGCAGATAACGAAATGCCTCACAACCTAGGCTTTGTGGGCTCTAGGTATACAGACTTTACGGAAGCCTGGAAAGCTGACCATACAGCTACGCAAGCACGCACTGACCACGAACTACATACCTACTGCGCCAAAGACTCTTGCGTAACTATACGTGCGATGAAGCCTCTGACAGAAGTGATTAAGAAGAGAGAGCAGTGGCCCCTATTAAAGCTGGAGCATCAACTACAAGACATTGGCTGCAAGATGCAGCGTCTTGGAATGTTTGTAGACCAAGCGAAGCTATTGGAACATGAGTTTAGATTTGAGACTGAGGGCAAGAAGTATCGAGATATATGCCTAGAGATAGGGCCGACAGACTTTAATCCCAACTCTACTACTCAACTCAGGAAAATACTTTTCGATGAATGGGGATTGTCGCCAGTCAAATACAACGAGAAAAGCGGTGACCCTAGTACAGATGATGACTCTCTACGAAGGATGCTTACGGAGTATGGGCTAGACGAAGAAAAGAATACCTTTATTCAAGCTATTCGTTTGGTCAGACGAAATACAAAACTACTGAGCACATACATCAAACCTCTACGCTCGGGCTTGGTACTGCCTGATGGTCGAGTACACCCAGCGTACAATCGATTACCCGCTACAGGTCGGTACTCATCTTCGGAGCCGAATGCTCAAAACATTCCTTACGATCTTAGGGACTTGTTTATTCCCCAGCCCGGTCATGTGTTTGTTGGCGCTGATGCTGACCAGTTGGAGTTGCGGTACATCGCAGAAGAAGCGAACGCTGAAAGACTTATTGAAGTTATTAATTCGGGCCTAGACCCACATAACGAGACAATGGAGATTGTTTATGGAAAAAGCATATGGTCGCTCAAAGGAGCGCCAGAAGAGAGAACGCAAAAAGGCAAAGACGCTTTCAAAGCTACGCGAGGCGTTACCAAGAATGTCCGATACGCATGGCAGTACGCAGCCAGCGTCCCGAGAATATGGGAAGCAGTCGTCAGTGTTGAGGATGATGAGGGTAAACTCATCTACTCGCACCTTACGAAAAGGGACATTCGCGATGTTGTCCGAGGATTGGAGAGGGCAGATCCCGAGATCCCCCAATGGTGGCAGCAGACGCGGAACAGTTACAGAAGAAATGGATACGTAGCAGATTCTCTTTGGGGTAGGCGTCGAGACTTTAAAGATGAAGAGAAGCTAAATGAGTTGGTGAACCACCCAATACAAACAGGTGGAGCAGTTGTGGTGCATGAATCTATGCTGCAACTAACTACGGGCCACCCAGGTAGAGCGACAGAAACTGTAGAGCAAAGTGATGTTGGCGTCATACCATTCGACTTTGAGAATAAGACAGGTCTAGTGAACCAGTGTCACGATTCTCTATTGTTCGAAGTGCCCGAGGATGATGGAGAGAAAGTAAAGGAGTGGCTTCAAACTGCGATGACTCGTCGCCGTAGGGATGGAGCCCGAGTCAACTATACAGCCGAAGCGGAGATCGGCATGAATTGGAAGGAGGTGTGATGTATAAATCGGAAAAGGTATTCGACATAGCAAATAGAAAACCTTGGACATTGAGAATACTTTTTAACGGAGAACCTGTGTTTACAGGGACTTATACAGCCTTGGATGGAGCAAACCGGGCTGAGAAAAAAGCGATAAAAAGATTATCATTAGAGGGAAAAAATGGCTGACCCAAGAAAGATTAAACATTTGAGGGTGTTCTACGCCCACCCGTCAGGGCACGGCCTAGATAAAATCGAGAAAGATCGTTTAGATTTGCAGGAACTTCTGACGAAACGATTCCACAAAAAGATAGGGGCTTATATGTCTCCTAACATTAGGGTCGTTTCTGGAAGAAGGGAGCATCAACAATCATTTTCTGGTGATTGGGAACAGTGGCAGAAGAGGGTTGTAGCTAAGAAACATTCTATGACTGGAGATATTTGCTATCGGATATTCGTCGTACCTGATGAGGTATGCGGACGTTCTACTGCGGCAATCATACAGCACGCAAAGAATGCAAAGCGAACAGTCTATTTGTGGGAAAAGGATTCAGGAAAACTGAAACCAGTGAGAGGGATTGAAACTTTTGATGCGGAGGATTGGACTTCCGGTTTCCGCATCTTGACCAATTAGGAGAGAAGATGAAAGTCGATATAGAGAAAGTGAAAGAAATCCTAAACCGTTTAAGGGAAAAGGGTTTCACTGATGAGCAGATAGCTATTGCTATCGGAAAGCAAATGCCTGGGGAGGTACACCCGAGTTCTGTGAGTGTTTATCGCTGGCGAGCGGGTAGAAATAAGCCGGGGAGAGCCTTTAGTTGGGCGATTCTAGAATTAGGAAAAATGGATGAAAGGAGTGCAAAATGAGTTTTGTTAAAGAGATCACGACAAATATCAAGAGTAAAGATGGTAACTCTAAGACGTTTAATCTTGGAAAGCATACGCTTTTGATTGGACCTAATGAGAGTGGGAAATCTTCTATCGCAGAAGCGGTTCAGTTGGCGCTAACAGGGTCAGCTTTCGGTATGCTGTATAGAAATAAACCAATTAAAAGTGGCGATCAGTTGTCCACACTTCGGCCCGAAGGGTCTGAGGTTGTCTATGCCCAGGCTGTACTGGACAGCGGCGAGTCGGCTGATTGGGTATTGGAAGAAGGTAAGCGCCCCAAAAGGCATGGTGTGCAGGGTTATGCTTTGCCGATGAATGACCTAAAAGCGGTCATGGCTGGGAGTGATGCGACTATTCGAAGCTTCTTCTATGACAATCTCATCGGACAGAGTTTGAATGAAGACGTGTTGGCTAACTTGCCCGAGGGGTTGTGGAATTCGTTTGAAGAGATTGCCGGTGTAGAATCCGTGTCTGTCACTTCTCTCATCACAGCCTTGGGCAAGCGTAAGCGGGAAGAGTCTTCTAAATCTAAGGCTGCTCAACAGATGCTTGAATTGCTGAATCCTGAAATTGTCAGTGATACTCAATTGTCTACCTTGTGGCTCCAACTTGCCGAAGCTGAACGACTAGAACGTTTAAAGGAAATGTATCGGACATACCGAGATTCCGAAGGGCAAGTCGATGAGAGTAATCCGATTCTAGAAAAGATAAAGGCTTCGCTCAAGTCGTTCGGACCTAAAGAAAAGATTCAGAATATGATGACTCCTGACGATGCTCGAAAGAAGTTGGAAGAAGCTTACGCGAAAAAGGGCGAGTATCAAGCTGCTCTCAGCGCCAAGCAAGTAGTCGAAGACTCCAAGAAGTATGCCCAGGAGATCGCTGAGTTAGAAAAGGCTTTGATTAATACGATCCCAGCCCTTCTTAAAGACCAAGGTGCTTGGAATAAATACCAGAAATCGGTCAATGAGTTTCTACCTTCGGGCGATACATTCAAAGTCATCGACAATGGTTCTGTAAAGATGGGCCTTGCCCGAGATAATGGCCTACACATAGCCCTATCGGGCAGCACTGAGGCTCGAATCCTTGCGGCCATGTCAGCGGGGTTGCTCGAAAATCTCAGAGAGAACGGGGATTATCCAGCTTTGATTGTGTTGGATGATCGTATGTGGGACACCTCGACGTTAGCGAAGACGATGAAAGAGTTAGAAAAGGTAGACTGCCAAGTCATCGTTATGAGCACTCAGAAACCAAGAGGCCGGGAACGTGAAGCCTGGACCTACATCGAGTTAGAAAAATGATACGAATGTTTAGTTGTGATCGCCACGATAAAATGTTGATCATCCATCAAGAGTTGGTTTGTCCGTTGTGTAAATACATAACGGACACCGCAGAAGCGCGAGAGCACGCGGAAGAAGCCTTGTCCTGTTTGCAGGACGACGACTTAGTGATGGAATTATCTGACGTAGCTGATAAACTAGTGTCATCAATGGAGAAGCTTAGTCAGTAATGTCTTTTTCAGAACTGTTTCCAATGATAAAAGAGTCGGTAAGCGATTATGAATGGCATTACACACTTCATTTAATGGACATGCTCGAAGAGAAGACTGGTGGAGAAGTTATCCCTGTCACTAATTTTGATAATTTTATTGGGTTTGCTCTCATGGCAAATGATAGAATTGTTTCTATGGTAGAGCATCAAGAGGATGACTCTCTATCTGACACCATCGATGCTCTTGGATATATGTTTTTCCATGTGTACGGAAGTAACCGGGCAGAAGCCTAAATAGGGGAGTTAAGTCTTGTGCCGGTTCGTTTGGGACAAAGATTTCTATTAAAAGGTAGTCTGCCCCAAGTCGTTATGAGTTATGCCGTTTCCGAACCTGGAGAGTGGACGGCGGCTTCTATTGCTCAAGACATAGAAGTCACTATCTACTCTGTTAATGAGAGTATCGGATCTCTAAGACGTAGAGGTTTGATATTGATTCGGGAAAGGTCCATTCTTCCTACTGAAACTGGAAAAACATTACTGCTCCGTTCGATGGAACGACAGTAACCATCCCCCCAACCCCTTTGCCTATATCTTTGATTGTTTTTTAGTAAAAGCAGGGCTGTTTAACTTTCAGAGATTCCTACCAGGCAAGGGGGTTGGTTTTATTTTTATGTTACTATGTACTGCCAGGAGTGATTATGCCTACACCTAAAAAGAAAGCGCCCGCTAAAAAGAAAGCACCAGCAAAGAAGAAGCCTTCACCGAAGTACAAACTATCTGTGACCGCTAAAGGGGTAGAGTCTACTCTGAAGTTTTCTGCGAAGGCGGATATGGAATCTGCTCTCAGCCAACTAGAACAGCATGTTGGACTACAGAGTAAGGGGCTTGCATACTGCGTTATTACTGCTGATGGCGAATTCCGATATACAACAATCGAATCCGTTAAGTCCGTATAAACGTTATTGTTTTTTGCTCTCTAAGATACGGTCTAGTTTTGAGACAATATCGTTGTGGACTTTTGTGCGTGTGATCAAGAAGTCTTTTGACTGCACATCTATCTGGCCCCGGTACTCATCAATTACACGGTCGTATCGTTCACGCATTTTTTCAGATCGAGCATCATATTCCTTGCGGATCTCATCAAGCTGTTCCTGAAAACCTTCTACAAGTTTATCCAACCTCTTTTGCATAGCCATAAACTGATACACAAGAAAAGCCGCAAAGAGCCCAAGGTGTCCGCCTGCCAGCAGTGTGTCTATCAGGGCTTCCATCAAAACTCCGGTTCGTCGATTAGTGTATAGCTAAAGCTATTGCCCCACTTTTCCCGTGCGGCGTAACAAATAGACATGAATTCTTCGAAGTCTTTGCTATGACTAAACACTTGGCAACCAGCAGACCACTTATCTACTTGCGTCGATGCTGAGCCCGCTTTGTGGATATTGATTCCATAATAGCCTTCAGTAATAGACCGTACATCAAGATCAATAATGTCGTCTTTATTGCTGTCCCGGTAAGTTTTGACCGTACCGTTCCTTTGGCAGAGCGCGTCATATCTCCCCTGGTGCTTGTCGATCTTCCAGACAGATCGGTATTGCCCAGGGACAAGAATAGCAGTTCCTTCAATGCGGGTGGGGTTCTCAAGCCAGTATTTACCGGGCTCAGTCGTGCATTCCCATGTACGGGTAATCCAACCTTGTTCATCGCGGAACACTACACAGATACGGTCATCGAAACTATTGGCTTTATGGTCGCGACTACGAATACCGATAATGTTTAGATTGTACTCGCCTTTCTCAAAGACCGTGTACCCTAATGAAGCTACATAATCTAAGAGAACGGGGCGCATTAATCACAATCCGCGTTTGTAGCGGAGCAGATTTTCGCTTGATTGATAGCTTGCTGCTGCTGAACCTCAAGCATCTTAGCCATTAGGTCTTCCATCTTATCGAGGCGCTTCTCTACACCTTCAATTTTAAGATCGACCAATTCTTGTTTGCCCGACTTAGACTCAAGAACCTCGACTCGTTGATCGATTTCTTCTACTTCTTGGGCAGCAGACTCGAATGAAGCAAAAGAAATGCCCGCAGCGAAGACGATAGTTACCCCAGGAACAGCCCATTCTTTCATATTCATTTTCCTGCTCCTGACGTGTAGTAGTATGTGGCACCTAACCCGGTACTAACTACTACGACGACTGCGAGTGTTTCTATTCTACCAAACCAGCGTTGCGTAGAAGGCTTTTCCATCCAAGGAACAGGCTTTGTCGCCTCTTCTAGCATGTACTTATGCCATTCAATGTTTGTTTGAAGTTCGGTTATATCAATTTTATATTGAGCATTAACGGCTTTTGCCCATTCTTCTGTCGCTAATAGATCAGCATAATCCGAGAGAGGTACGACCACTCCAGAACAGGGAGAGGAAGAAGGAGAGATCCGAAAAGATTCTGGAAGTGGTCGACCCCTAGTAACCGGAATGGTGCGTTCGCATTCTCCGTCTACCTTCTCGGGCGCATCCGGCCTGAGAGGTAACGTATATTTGGGCTCGTCAGCCTGGGCCAAGAGCATTGAAGCTAAGAACAAAATCATTTTTGCCTTTTCCTAGCGTTACCTCTAGCCGCTAAATCATCAGCAGGAGAATCGCCGCTAAGGTCTTTTTCGATCGCTTTGACTTCTTCACTGAGAGTCTGCTGGATATTTTTGCGAGCAATATCAGAAGAAGTATCTTTAAGTGGAGCCTTTTTAGGCTCCTTTTTTTTAAGAATCTTCCCGAAAAAGGTAGTTAGAAATGCGACTAAGATTACGCCAATAATGGTTTCTATATTTTCCATACCATTATGTCGCTAATAGAGTAACTGTAACTGCGCCGGGAGGAGAAGATACATTAGAGGTATTAGGTACGGTAGATACCCAAATACTGACACCAGATGAGTAAGTAAAACCTGAATCTAAAATATAGGTACAAGATTTTCCCTTATTGACATAAAAAACCATGTCTGCAACGGTGCTGCCTGGAGTGGTAGACGCAGAATCTACGTATTTCACATACATATTTTGATCTAAATTATTCGAATTATCGATCTGAATTTGGTAGATTTTTCCGCTGCTGTTTCCCGTCACATTATTATGAGAATCGCCCGAAGATGCCAGTATTTTGACTAATGTTCCTGCTAAAGCTGTCGGGGTTGTGATTTTAGATGAAGGCATAGTATTTACTTAGTAGTAAGCGTAATTTGGACTGTGCCATTACTTACCGTAGGTATTGTAGTATCTGTCGGGGATGGCAGTTTTGTTACCCAAAAGTTTAAGTCAGTGTAGTCAATGCCTCCTTGAATTTGGAAAGTCTGTTTAGCGGCATTAGGGCATGAAAGAATCAAATCTGGGAGAGTAGAGCCGACTGTAGGGGCTACACCGTCATAGATTTTCAGGGAACAAGCGTGAGTACCCGCTGTATTATCTATGGTCACAGCCAAAAGTGTCCCTGACGACTGAGTGACATTATTATTCACGGTCGTTCCAGCAGCACTTTCATGGACTATTTTATAGTCTAGAGCCTGCCCAAATCCAGAAACACTTAAAGCCATTCAACTACTTTTTCGCCAATCCGATTGCGGCCATAGCTTTTTCGGCTGAGTCACCAGCAATATATGCAAGGCCGAGATACAACCATTGTTCAGATTCAAGCATCCCAGCAGCCAATAGGCCCGTGCCCAGGCAGAGAACAGCTAATCGTCGCCAAGACATTCGTTTTTGAGAACAAAACAGGGAGTTAATTAGATTTTTCATATTTTCCTCTATGAAACCAGGAGTCGGACTTCAACATCTTTAGTCGGAGAGTCAGTGTTTGCCGCTGCCCGAGAAGTTGTCACGTAAAAAGCTAAACCAGAAGCCAAAACGATTCCGCTATTAATCACATAGCTGACCTTACTTTGGGAAGGGCAGTAAAACATATGATCTGGAACATTTTGGTTGCTTCCAGATTGGGCATCTTCAATCTTTAAGAAAACAGAATTTGAATTATTACTATTATCAATTCTAATTTGATAAATAGTAGTGCCCGAAGTGAGCGCCTGTTCTACTGTCGAATCGGCATCAGCATCGACGATAATTTTTCCGCCGATGTGGGCTGATAGCGTTGTTGTCGTTACGGCCATGATGCCCCCTAAGAAGTTACGCCATACATCTTAACGGTAGTACCAGATGCAGCTTGGCTATTGCTTGTAGCAGATGTAGTTGTGACAAAGTAACTCAATTCACTGAACGCTAGACCGCCAGGGATGCACAGCTTTTCAGTTACTGTCCCACTCCCACCGTTTGCTGGAATTTCGAGTTTAATGTCGGGATCATCAGCAGTTGTCACTGACGCTCTAAGGTAGATTTTGGCGTAGATTACGCTATTGCCACCGTTTTCAACTTCAATTTCGTACAGGTTACCGGCAGATCCAGTAACGTTTCCGACCATCGTATTGACGACGGCAGTATCCTGAAAAGCTTTGTAATCGAATGTGGTGGCGCTAAAGCCTGTAACTGTAAGTGCCATTTTTTATCCTATAGAGCAGTGAGTATACATTGAGTGCGATAGCATTAAAGGGGTAGAACCACGTCGCACGACACGTCGTTAATATGATTTTGAGTACCGTTGTTTGTTAAGTCATTTAAGATTCGGGTCCATGTGTCAGCATTGTCTGTGCTTTCGTGAATGTCTCCACCTCGACAAGATACCATCCAAGTAGTCCCGTCCGTTGCTACGCTTGCGCAAAGGTCGCCCGAGTCCGTATCAAAACCAGTTTCGTCGCTTTTGTTTCCGTCCCGAAACGCGCCGTTACTCATGGTTTTACCATCTACGTCAAACGTAAGGATAACTTCGTCAGCTGTTGAAACCGCGCATACCTTCCCATTAGATGCAGCCATCCGAATAAATTCTTCTTGGCCGCTTGGGTCGGCAAACGTAACCGATGCGCCCGTACCGTTAGAGGCTCGGGCCGGAAAGTTAGTGCTGTTGACGCTAAACTCGGCACTCCAATCGCTTGTATCAGAATCTGCGCAACTTCGGAAGTGTACAGCGCTGCCTCTACGATATGCGATTACCCATGAGTTGTTCGTATAAACGATGCCCTTGATTGCTCCTGGCGTGTTCGAAGAGAACGGTTCCGATTCTGTAAAGCTTGCCCCGTCATTTGTGCTCACATAAAGATACGCAGAACCGGCACCAAACATCCATTTTCCTGATCCGTTTGAAGCAATCCCCCAGATCACTTTTGTACCTAAGTTTGTGCTCGACATATCTACGGCAGACCAGTTTGCCGCACCATCCGTGCTTCGCATAAGCAAACCATCATCGCCGCCGCTCATCCATGTACCGGCAGCGGTTCCGTCTGATCGTGCTCCCCAAGCAACAGCGTACTGATCGTCATTGGGACTAACGTTTACGTCGGTCCATTCGTTTCCATCCGTTACATCGGTTGAACTTACTAAAAGTTCTCTTGCGTGAGAGGTTGTGCCCGCAACGTAAATACCCGCGCCAGAACTGTTTTTTCCGAATGCAAGTGCGATGGAAGTGGGAGTCGAAGCGGCACCGTCATACGAAGTCCACGATGTTCGATTACTATTTGCAGCATGAGCAACGTACCCGCCCCCAGTCACAACTACCCATCGGGTTGCGCCGGTTGCAGTCGATGGAACGGTCAAGCCTTGTACAGCCTCGCAATTAGCTTTGCCGACACCGTTAATGGCTTCGACGTTTGCAGCCGCCACACCATTGACCGCTTCGTAATCAGGCATTACGCTACCTCAACTACTGTACTATCGGGGTCAAACCAGATTGCGTCTGCCGATACTGCCCAGCCAATAATCTGAACAAAATCGCCATCTGTATCTGGAGCAGTTTGTTCAGGAACATTTTTATTGCTTGTTTCTGCCTCTGGTGTATACAGAGCACCACCCACAGTCCAGGTTGGGAATTCGCTGTTGAATCGTGCAAAGCCTTTTAGCAAGAAAACGCCCATAGCGTCAGCGCTGATGGATGCCGTCGCCATAGCGACACACCTGCTTGTCGCCGCAGCCGTCGCTACGGCCTTCCACATTTTTCCGTCACTTTTAAAATAACAAACTTCCCCGGCGGTAAGATCCTCCCCGGCGGTGAACATGGCTATATCTCCAGAGTATTCTCCATCAGCTACAGCAGAGTTGTGCATTACCTGTAGATTCGTAGAACTGTCGATCTTGATTACAGGGGTTGTTCCGTGGGCAGAACCTTTACCGATTTCTAGGGTATCTGTTCCATCGTCAATTCCGATTCGATAGTCGGCTGCGTTTCCGTCGAAGACAAGCATTGTGTCTTCTGCGCCAGCGTCACCGATTGTCAGTTTTGGTGTGGTTCCAGAAATAACAACGTCGTCTGAAAACGTTTTGGCGCCTGTAAAAGTCTGTGTTCCACTTAGATGTGCTGTATCCGCATCGAGGTAAGCAGAAGCAATTGCTGTACCCTGCCAAGTACCAGTACTAATAGTGCCCACACCTGTAATGTTAGTCTGAGAGGCTGTGGTCAGTGTGCCAGCAAAATTTGTGGCGGTCAGTGTTCCATCAGAAGAATTAAACGTAAGATTTGTTCCGCTTTTTGGTGCTAAGTTTCCGGTGGCTGCTGTAGTAAACAAAACATTACATGAAGTGTCAGAAGACTCATCGGCTACGGTAACCGTGGTTGCTATGGCTGCTGTACCAGTAGTGTCCTGATTCAGTGTACCAACGGCAAAATCTAGAGTATTGTCGCCGTCTTCGTAGGTGACAGTGATTCCAGTTTCAGTATTACTGGTAACCATAGCGCCAACAGTATCTGCTATGTACTCATTTAAAGCAGTACCATCTACGGTGATTGCATCTGCTTCAAGTGTACCATCAATGTCTGCGTTGCCACTAATATCGAGTGTTGCCGCGTCCAACTCGCCAGATAGTGTGACGTTACCCACCACTTGAAGGGCCTCGGATGGGCTATCTGTTCCGATACCAACCTTACTGTTCGAGATTACTACGTCGTTATCTGTGCCCGAACGTAAGTGGACCTTGGCTGCAGTAGAATTAACTCTTCCCAGTCGAATACTATCGGCGCCATCTGTTCCGATTTTAATGTTGTTGTCTGCACGAATATCGAGCGAACCTGCAGTCGTTATATGCGAAGTACTAATTGCGGTTGGCTGAAAATGTAAATCGCCATCTACACCGAGAGTCTTGGCGGGCGACGTAGTATTGATACCAACACGATTATTGTCGGCATCAATAGATAGGGTTCCACTGTCTACTTCAAGATCGTCAACAGTAACAGCAGTGGCAACCGTAGAGCCGGAAACTGTTGCGTTAATACGTGGGTATTTAAGGCCCATTATCCACCTCGGACATATTCAAAGAAGAATTCGTAATCTCCATCATTATCTGACCCATTATCGAAGCCAGGGCGGAAATAAAGACGGCCATTAGCATCTGTCTTTACCGGATTATCCGTGGCATAAACATCATTAACAGATGTATCGCCAGCAGCTTTTGCCATCGAATCATATTGTAGACGTTCATCAATACCGCCAGAAGTGAATCCGGCAGCTTGCCCAACGCGAGGTTGCCAATTGTTGTACGACCCGCCAGTTATGACATAGTGAAACGCTTTAAGAAGCCAAATCCCAGGCCCACCGCCAGGAGTGGGAAGCTGAAGTGTGGTTTCTTCACTTGTTCCTACATTTAGGTGCGACCCTGAAATTCGGAAAAAGACCCGATCTGAAGTAGACATGACAACCTCCTATCCAAGAATCAGATAAGAGAAGGTACGCTCAGCAGATGTAGTGTCATTAATTTCAATCGTGAGGTTTCCGCCCGAAATCACCGCTTGAATGACATAACGGTCATTAGTACCGTCCTTCTCGTTACAAGTAGCAAGAACTGGACGACCGTTAAATGCGGCTCCGACAGCCACAGTTCCAGATACCGCGCCACTTGCGATAACCATTGTCCCGCCGACTAAACCGGAAAAAGCACTCGGGTTCAGGAGAATCGCACCTGTTGAAGCGTGGACCTCAACAACGTGCCCGATTTTAATGTGAGGTTTATTTGCTGCGGGCGAAAGCGTGTAAGCGCCCTCAGTGTCTGACAAGTAAACCGGTTGCCCGACTGCCGAAGCACCTGAAGTATCAATATCAGTGATCAGTTTCCAGGGAACGGCGCAAGCGACGGTTTTTCCAGAAGCTACAGCAAAATCAGCAACCCAAAGAGTACCGCCAATTTCCGTAAAGTTATCAACGTCAGCTTGGTTGACTGTCATGTGGGCACCGGAAATTCCAGTTGCCATGATCAGATCATTTGCAGCAAGGTCTTCTGACGCCTTAACTTTTACTGCTGCTGAACGTTGCTTATCGACACACGGAAGGACTTGACGCTGCTTAATGCGAGCCATTTTCTCACCTCATAGTAATTTTTCAGCCCCGCCCAGGATGAGTAGGGTATCAAAGGTATTTCTATACTATCAGATTATTCGTCAGAAACAAGTCCAGCTTTCTTTTCTGAGATTTTTGCAGCCTCAGAAATCCTTTTAGAAAGCCGTCTATGTTCATCGAAAACATTGTAGTTATACTGTTTCAGTAGTCGAGTTTGGTTTAGCGCAAACCATTTCATCTGTTCTGCTAGACCATCGCCTACGCCTGGGTTTCTATATTTCCAGTCATTAATCGCTCTTGGGCCTGACACTGAAAGTACAGGTAGAATGTTCAATAGGGCAGAAGACAACTGAGAAGTGTAATGGCGCCCGCGCTCGTCAACTCCCACCTCTGCCCCGAGTTTGCCCAGCATTTCAGCTTTAGTTGGGTTCACATAAACAGGGGCACCAATCGAAATGCCTGTTCCATGTTGAATCCCTAAAACAGATTCAAACAATTCTCGATGGCCTGGGTACATCATTCCCGACAAACCTTCAGCCGATTTATAGAATAAGTCTCTAGCCGCTGCGTCTTCACCTTTTGCAGCCAGATAAGCAGCAGCCGGTAAAAGAGAAAGTTGAAAGCCCATGTTCATAATATCTAAAAGACCATTGGGAGTTCCGACCGATGCCCAATGGGTGTGCCTAAGTTTATCTCCGTACAGTTCTAGGCTCGCTTCCATATCTCCGCGATCGTAGTTTCGAATTCCCAACATCGGATAAAGTCCTTGCTTCATCCAATGTGGGTATAGTGCCCGAGCAGCCGCATTGATGTAGCCTTCCTCTTGCTGAATCTCTTCCATTGAACGAGATTCGGTAAGCTTAGGAAGTATCTCTCTCTGCATACGGTGCATTACTCGCAACCGATTAAAGGCAGTTTTTCCAGTGCCCGCTGCTGTTAGGCCCTCTAAAGCAGGTTTAGTCAGGGGATCTATAATACCTCTACTCAATTGAGAAGCTGTAAGACGGCCCCAACGAATGAAGGGAAGCGCCCGAAGAGAATATAGAAGTTCCGCTTCGGACATTCCATGTCGCCAATCATACAGAGCCTGTCGAGTTAAACGGGTTGCTTCATCAAGACTTCGACCATCATTTAAGTGGAGTAGCCAAGTGCCCGATCGTTGGCGTTGTTGAGTTGTTTGTATCCAATTTTCAATCCCTCTTTGCCACCAAGCAAAACCGATCGCTTCATCAGCGCCTTCTGCTTTGATTCGTTTGAAGAATGGGTCTTCATTAACGAGTTTTTGAGCGAGATCGATAACCTCTACGGATGCGCGAGTATCTAAAATACCATCCATAACGGCACGTTTTCGTAAGAAATCGTAACTGACTAGGGGGCCATCTTTGCCGATTCTCAGTGCCCCAGGGCGTGATCGCCAAAAGTCATCGATATGGGGGTTCATTACAGTTTCGAGTAATGAGCGTAGCGGTGGCTTTCCTTTGATGGCTTTTGATGCACGGTTTTGTAGGTACGGCCCAAGGTGAGGAATAGATGTTGCGACATTCTGGAACAAGACTCTGTTCGCAAAACCTATATCGACAGTAAACATATTTTGGAACCAGTCGCCTGCATGGTCTAGCCAGGGACGGCCCGCATTAGGAATACCATACCCACTCACAGCGTCAGTTCTCCAGACGGCTAGGTATTTTAAGAAAAGCTTTTTCAATATTTCAAAATCTAAGTCTCTTACTCTGGGTGGAGCCGCAGCCAAAGATTTGATGTACTTATCTAGACCTTTTTCTAGGTTCGTTCTAGCTAAATTCAGGGCGAATGTCGCTTCCCCGCTTGGGTCTGTTCCATATTGGATGATTTGCTTTGACGCTGTTTGTGCTTCGCTCAAACCTAGAGCGGCTTTTCGACTAACTTGAGTCTCATTCTCTAAGAATGAAACGCCCATCGCATAAATTGTATCAAACGCTTTCTCTGCGTCTTTTACATTAGTGTATTCGCCCGAAAGGACTTTATTTACATCATTCGCTTCATCGGCTGAAAGTAGTCCACCTGTAGTTTTTCTAGCTAAAATAGACAACTCATCGTAGGTTGATGCGACGAGAAAAGATCGAGCGGCAAAAGCATGTACGCGGCCTGAACGGGGATCAACACTTAGGTTTGCTCCAACGTCCTCACCTTTTTTTGGCGGCAACCGGCCTTCTTGAACGTATTTAGTCGTAGAATTACGTTGAAGCTGCATAAACTCTTCGGCGGTTGAAGCTTTCTTCAAATTCTTAATAGCTTCGCCGTATAGTTTAGAGGCCGTACCTTCAGAAACGGCTTTGCCGAAAGGGAGCCAAATACGGGATAGGCCGAGCAGAGCAGGGTTGTTTATTTCTGAGGCAAAATCTACCTTTTCGCTTTTATTGTATTTAAGCCTGGGAGTGTCATTCAGGATTGACCGTTTGGCTCTTTGAAAAATGGTCAGCGGTCCTACGTTTATGACGCTGCTTCTGCTGTTGGGCAGGAGAATTCGAGCGGTAGTATCCAAATATCTGTATGTCGCCTGGGCAACTGCGTTTTTACCTCTGCCCGCTTGACGCAATACCAATTCATATTCTTCCCAGCCCGCTTCAAGGATATTGTCTCCTGCCCGAACAAGGTCTTGAATCTCTTTTCCAGCGGTACCTAGTTGCCGAAGCCAAGGGTCGAAAGTACGCAAAACCCTGCGAACAATGTCGGCAGAAACTTTGATGATGCCTTTCTTGTTAAGCGGGGTATAGGCGTTTGCGTCAGCGAGAATAGCTGCAAGTTTTTCAGTTTTGTACTTTGGATCTAAAACCTTTTCAGCTTTAGCTAAGACTTCTGCAAGATCGATTTGAAGGCGTTTAGCTTCGTCAATCGTTATTCCGATTGGGCGTTCAGCTTCAATAGCCCGAGCAAGGAGTTTACCGTCTTCACCTGTTCTCGTTAGGATATGCGCTACGGCTGTTTGCCCAAATGCTGCTTCCAACTTGGGCCGAAGCCCGCGTCCATCTAACAAAATACGAGTTGAATGGGCTTGGAGTTGTGCAGCTAAATCACCAGCGTCAAGACTTTTCAATTTAGATGCGCTGATGGAATTAGAGGCGCCCATCGGCATACCAGATGCCCGAAGAAGGTCGGCAAGTTTTTTTGTTTCAGGTGCAGTAGCTAACGCTAAATCATTTCGGACTGCGTATTCGATTAACGCTTGGATATTAGAGATTGCTGTCGGAGATTTAGATGCGGCTTCTGGAGCGTCAACTTTAGTTACAGTAAGTACACCGGGATTATTGGTAGAAACTTCTGCTGAAATCTTAAAGGCATCATCGTTTGCGTATTCGATATTAACGACACGGCTTTTTTTGCCTGTGGCTTCTGTCACCTTAATCGTAGCTGGATCGTATACATGATCACTTTCGCTGATTGCCCGAGTGAAAATGCTAGTGGCTTCTCCACTACGGGCGCCGAGTACGCCTGTCTTTGACCAAATCAAGCCTCGGTCTTTCGTTCCGCTTCGTAGGAATTCAGCAGAATCACGCAATTCTTTCGAGAATTCTACCGCGTTTTTTCTCCACTGATTCGCAAGGACAGACCTGGCTAATTTACGCTCACTTTCTACAAACTTACCTACGGTACTTTCCGCTGCCCGAATGATTTGCTGAGATTCAGCGGGCGCTTTGAGCCCTTTAAGGGTTCTTCGAAGTTCCTTTCCAGCCTTGGGGTGGACAGCGACAAGGCGCCTCGACGCCCTACCTAGGTTGTTTTGGGCGTTAGATAGTTGAACCCCATGTCGGAGAAGTAAACCTCTAAGTCGCTTTTCTTGTGCCCTCATTTCTTTAAGAACATCATTCCCTAAGAATTTCTCTCGGTTCTTTCCGGCCTTATTCGCAGTGGCTTTGATCCTTTTTCTGGTAGCTATATCCCACGCTTTTTGCTCGGGAGAGATATTTTTCCTTAGCTTACGGACCTCGGCATGGGCTTTCTTTAATTTATCTTTTGCCTCTACTGAAGCATCGAGATTCTTAGCCTCTAGAGCCTCGTCGAGTTGTCTCTTTATTTGGCCGACAAAGTTTTTAGCTTCCCAAAATTCTCTTAACTCTTCGCTTTTATTGAGAGTTTTTTGAATATCGACAGCAAGGTCACTGCTCTCTTTTATTACACTTAAATGGTTAATCTTAGCTGCCTCTTGAGCCTTGATTTCACCTACCAACGTCTGAATAGTTTCAGCTATATTCTTATTGGTAGCTTGGGCGAGTCCCAAGACTTGAATTCGTTTATCGACGATTTTTAAGACATCATCGACAATATCTGGATTTTCAACGGCCTTACTGACCAACGCTTTGAGGTCGTCAATTTCAGCGCCTGCAAGATTTTCCTTCAAAGATTCGGTAGCTTTCGTAGCCGCTTCTTCGCGGGCAGTAAGCCTACTCGCATCTTCATCGATTTTTGTTATTGTTCTGCCCAGGGATAGGCGAATCTTTGTAATAGCTGCGCTTACGCCGCTAACCTTTTCCATTTCGTTTAGTGCTTGGGCAAGGTTAGCATCAGGGTTTTGGGCGTATTCTTCTAAGGTATTAGCAGCTTTTGTGATCTGCTTCGCTTCATAGTGTCTTACACCTTTAACTGTTCCTTTAGCGCCTAAAATTAGGGCCGCAGTGAATCCGTCAGGCTCAATCATATAAGCGGCCATAGGCATCGCCATCGCGCCTAATGACATCAGCTTAAAATTCCCGTTCTCATCGATGAAAGTCGTCGCGTTCTTATAGACTTCTTGCTGCCGTTTTTCGTCGGCGCCTAGGGCCTTAGCCACAGATTTTGCAGCTAACCCTTGTGCGATCATGCCTTCTTCTAAAAAATTAGAGTGCTCCGTATACGCTCGAACCTCATCTTCTGGGGTGATTCCCAAGCGATCTGCAACTCCAGTGCCGGGAACACCGAGAGCGTAAAAAGCTGAAAGGATCGCGTCTATCGGACCTTCGGGTGGGTACCCAAGTTTTTCTCTCTGCTCCCTCATCAGTTTTAGTTTAGGAGCGGTCCAATCTAAAGGGCTGACGACACGAAACCAGTAATCGATAGGCCCTTCTTCAGCTAAACTTTTAGCCGTAGGGGACATGGCATCCCATATACCATCACCGGGAGCCCTGTTTTCAACAAATGTTTTTAGATTATGGAAAGACTCTTTGCTTCTTTTCTTGATGTCAGCTTCGGTAATCTGGGGGTCAGTAAATGCCGTATTGTGGGCTCGAAGCGCGTGGGCTTGAATCTCATAAGCCGCTTGGTCTTTAGCCTCTTGAATGATGCCCTTAACGACTTTTGGGTCGCCCCGTTTTAGGTCGATTCCCTGGTCTTGGGCCAACTTCTTTGCCCAGGAATGGGTAAGAGCGTTGTAGATTTTAGGGACATTAATAGAAAGTTTACCCGTTCTTAGGTTCCGATTTAGGTGGACTCGAACAGTCTTATCTGGCCCAAGAGGTTTGGAAGCCAAGATCGCATGGTCAACAAAATCGGAGAGACTTTGCGGATCTAAAGCCTCTGCCTCTGGATAGGCTTCACGCGCAGACTCTAGAAGAGTGGTAGCCGCTTCAATCCGGTCTGTAGCAAGCGGAGATAACGCCCCTTTCTCTAATCGATCTATCATCATCTTAGAGAATTTAGGATTAGCGACCATGTTCTTCGCTATGGCGATGATCTTTTCGCGTTCACCCGGCTCAAAAGATGTATTGTCTTGGGCAGTAAGACGGATTCTTTTCGCAGCTTTTGGGCTTACGTTTCGAGCAAAAGTCGGAGGAATGTGGTCATAGTCTTCGGACTTTTTTTTAGGTTCCTTTACATCTTCTGGATCTTCCACCGAAATGCGAGTTTCAATCTCTTGAAGATCGGACTCAAAATCGTACAATGCTTCGGGTTCTTCGGCCCTAGGGGGTCGAATCTGTCCTTGTCCAACCTTTTTTGCAGCAGACTCTGCAAGCTTACCAATGTTAGCTGAGAAGTCTTCTGAGTATGGCTCTTGCGGATTCGCAAGAGATTCTTGGGTCAAGACTGGAGGCATTATCCTACCGCTGACCCTGCGCCCATAAGCTGATCGAGAATGGCTTGGCTTCTACCTTTTGCTCGTTGATCAATAGACACTTGTGGTTGACCGCCCTCTGTGTCACCACTCACTAAACGAGAAGCCGAAGAAACGGGAGCCGAAGTATTAGTAGCTACAAGAGTTTCAGACTGTTCAGGCTGATCGCTTTCCGCAGAAACTTGAGCGCCTTCTCCAACTTTAATGTCTTTATCCTGAAACATAGTCTTATCGGGATCGATACCAGCGTCTTCTCGCGCTTCTCGACCAGTTTGGCGGATACTTTGTCCATATTCGCTATCTTCTCCCCGCCCCTCGGCACTTACGCGCAAAGCTTCTCGCTGCTTTTTCGTAGTACCAAATGTTTTAGCCAAAGGATTCAAGTCACTTTCATTCTCTAAGTTACGAGACATTCTAGAGGCAGCGGCTTGTCGACGTAATAGTGGCCTAGATTCATCAAACAACTGCCGAACAGCGTCGTCTTCTTGTCCCGCATTAAAGCCGCGAAGATCCATGTAGTCTTTGAACATTGGATTAGCGACGATTTGAGCGCGGGCGTATTGCCATTCATCCGTAAAACTGGGGTCTGCCAGCTTATCCATGAGTTCATCTAGCTGCTTTATTTGATCCTCAAATGCCTGCGTTTTATCAGAAGGTACACCTTCTGGACCGTGGACCTCTGTTTTAAGAGTCTGAAATATCTGTTTGAATTTCTCGGCACCGTGGTTTGCGACACCGAGTTTCTTCATTTCATTCCCGATTTCAGTATCGAGTTCTGAATGTTCTTTTTCTAGGTCCAATCGCTGTTGAAGATTCGCCGCTTGCTCTTCACTTAATCTTTCAGTGGAAGTAAGGATAGATGCGTCAGTGGGGTCAGTTAAAGTCCCGGCTTTTTGCTGTTCCCTCAACCCAGCGATTTGCCCAGAAATAGACGGTAAACCCCTTTCAACGTGCATTTTATCTAATTGGGCAAGAATAGCCTCTTCATTACCCGGCTGTAGATCGAGTAGTTTTGACATTTCTTGATTTAGAAATTCACTCATATTAGATGCAGTAGTCTTTGTTTCTATTTCGCGGACCGCATCTACTCCCGAAAATTGGGGCACTGTCGCATTTGCTCCGGTGCTGAGTGTCAGAGACTGTTGATAAGACCTCAACGCTTGTTGAGTCTTATCGTCTAACCTTTCTAGGCTGTACCGATCATCTAAATCATCACGCTGTTTATCTACTTCGTTCCGGCGTTTAGCGAGTTCAGCTAACACTTTTCCTTGTGCGCCTATTCGGGCTGCGCCTACCGTGGCATTTCGTGATTGAATATCAGAGAAAATGTTCCTAGCAATCTCAGCTAACTTGTACGGATCATCAGACGCTTGGACTTGAGCCATGTGGCCCGCTAGCTTTTCTTTCAGCTTTGCAATCTCTACTTGAGCAGCAACATTACTTGAAGTTTTTAGTGCGACTGGCCCAGGCATCTTAGGGACAGGGCGCATCGAAAAAATCTCTTCTACGCGTCTAGCACGTTGGCGATCTTTAAAAGCTGTTCTAGCCTGCTGTGTTTCCGGCAAAAGCCCAGCAATTGTGGGGTCGATTTTATCATCCCTACGCTCAGAACGGCGCTTGATTCGCTCTACCAAAGCCTTTTGTCTTTCTTCTTTTGTCGCCATGATTCACCTAATTATGCAAAAGCTTTGGAAGCGCCTGCATCTGCCATAGAACTGACAGCGGCTGTTCCCATTTGTTGTATGGCGCCTGAACTAGTATCAACGCCGCCGAGAGCCGCTTGTGCCTGTTGACCTTTACGTGTTCTAGCTAAGTCCGCAGACATTCCGAGAAGTGCCAACCTCTGTTGCTCTCTCTGTCTAGCGGCTTCTTCTGCCATTCCAGTTTCTTGAGTAGCAATATCGGCAATCGCTTCGGTTCCAGTTTGCGCTAACTGCTGTTGAAGGGCTTGTGCCCGAGCGTCAAACGCTGCGCCAGGAACGCCCCCACCACCGCCAGCAGCAAGCAATTCTTGTTGAACGTCTCTTTGTTGAGCCTCTATCGCCGCTCCGATAGGCGTTGCGCCTCGGGCAATTCCGCGTTCGATCGAAGATGGATCTACTCCAGTAAGCATACTTGAAGCTTCTGCCGCTATTAGCTTTTCTGCTTCAGTTTCTTTCCCCACTTTCTTTGCGGCATCTTCAGCGATTTTCCTATTCTTCTTTGTTTTTACAGCGTCATTAGCTACAGCCGCCGCGCCCGCTGCCGCTATAGCAAGTGGGATAAGCCACAAAGCATTGATAAGGATTTCTGGATTAGTTTCTTGGAAAAACGAATCTAAAAAAACTAAAGTAAAAAGAACAAAACCGTGGATAAACTTTGGCGTAAACCCAAAAAGGAATTGAAACTCTTTCTTAGAAAACATTATTGATGGAAACATAGAATCACCCTTTTAGCATTATAGCGCATCATCGCTTGGATCACCGGTTCTAAGCCCGAGAGTATCTGGCCTCGGAGGACCGCCAACACCTAAATTAAGAGAAGTGACAGTAGGGTCAGCGTTGGGGAAATATAAATATTTAAAATTACGAGTTCGGACTCTAGCTAAGTTAGCCGTAGAAAAAATGCCGATACTAAATCGGTACCATGTGTTCGGAGAGCACGTAATAATGTGGTGGCCCGACCACATTCGGTGACGGCCAGTGTGGAGTGCGGTGTCCCCTTTTTCGTGATCAATGCCCCAGGGGAAGTAATGCCTATGGCCAATTTCTTTTACTGGATTGTTATTGACAGCCCCCATTAGGCTGAGGAACGCTCTATTTTGGCTATATTGAGGCCCTGTAAGAACGTAACTTAGACTGTCGGGGTCCACACCGCGATCAAGGTCTGACTCGTATCCTATCTGCCAAGTTAAAATCAGTGCCCCTTTGTGGGGGATATATACCTCAATTCCCGCACCTGGAATAGCTTCGACTCTTCTCCAATCGTCTACTTCTTTTAGCATATAGAGTGCTTGACTGTTGTTGTGGTAATCCTCAATGGTGTAGTCTGAGTTTAAAGTAGACCCGACCATTTTTCCTCGAAACAATGCGCCTCTTCTAATCGCATTTAGAGGAATCGATTCTCCTTTTGGCCCGTAATCAACATTTTCATGGTCAAGATGCCCATTTATATTTTCTAAGCTTTTTCCTGAAATCGTACTTGGATCATAGATGTTTTCATCGATCTTTTCCGGCTGAGTCAAAGCGGAGTCTGCGTGTTGAAAATCTTGTTTCATTGAGCCCCCTTAAAAGCAATAACACTGAGTTTATTTTTTTGAAACGCAAACTCCCTTCTGTCTGGAGAGTGCGCTCCTATGAAGTGTTTCATTGTACCGTTAGTGCCTGCAATAGCTTTAGCCCTAACCCCATAAATTCTCATTACTCTAATTTGAGTATCCGTAAAATCGGTGTACTCTTTTGCGATTCTTGCAGCCTCGGCTTGAGTTACTAGAGTGCGAATATTTACGGGCTGCGAGTGAGTCGGAACACTGTGAAACGATTTACTATCCCATTTAATATTATGTTTACTCGCTAAACCGCCGTGAATCGTGGCGCCTGCGTCGTGTAACCACCTTTCAGAATGCTTAATTGGAGCCCAAACACGATCCTCCATAGTAAGGGCGTCGTAGCCAAGCCAAATAGATAATTCGACTCCAACACCGTAGCCGCTTCCTGACATTAAAATCGAATCAAAAAGAATCATTACAGCAGCCGCACAAGCCGAAAGTCCGGTTCCAGTATCAAATCCTACCCCAATTCTGATCGGGTAACTGAGCCCAATACTTGCGGGAAAATGGAAGTTTCCTCTTGGTAAAGTACGGAGCCTTCCATCATCATCAGTAAATTCAGCCGCTCCACTATACACTGGTCCGGCATCCATTCCCATAGGCTGATCGGCTGATATAACAACCCCATTATCGAGGCTATCGAGAGTCTCTCCAAACGACCATCCTGGGCCTGTTATAGTGCCAGCCGACACTTCGGTCAATCCGTGAGCGCCCACACCGACTCCCCCATGAGCCTGATAATCAGAATATAGATCGCCTCTACTTGCATTAAAAAAGCTTTCTGCGCCGACTAAGCAACTTCCGTAATTAGGGATAGCCGTACCTGAGTCTATCCCAGTGTGGGTACCTTCCTGATCTAAATGCTGGTAATTGATAGACCCTTCAGCCATAGCGTCAGGGTATAGCCCTTGATCACTTTCTGACGGAACCGCTGTCCTATTTAAATCTTCTTCCATTTTGTCAAACATTGATTGGAGGAAGATTGTACTGAATAGATTCCCTTCTTTTATTGGGGTAAACCGAAGTTTCCTGGTACCCATAATTATCTCCTAAATTCTATTGCAGTAAGTTCTCCTGTTGGGACGTACCCTTCACAGGCATTTTCTTGGCGTAAGATTCTTGAGACAATCTCTAGGTTAAATTCTCCAGCACTTACGGGGATAATCGCATCTAAAGTTATTGGGCACGGCCCCATGAGGCCCATCGCAGAGAATTTATCATTATCGAATTCTCCAGATCCTGTAACGGTTTCCCATATAATTTCGCCATTTAGCCTAAGCCCAAACTGGAATCCGCCGAGTTTAGAGCCTCCATATCTATCGGTCAAAGCGGTGTCTTGGCCCCATTCTCGTATTGTAGTAACGCTTCCGGTATCAAAGCCAGCGCCTTTATTCATTTTAAACCTGCCCCACGAAAGACTTTCTTGGAACAAAGCAAAAGATGCGACAACCCACATTAAGCTAGCCTGGGCTGTCGCCTCTATTCGTTGAATTACTTGCCAACCAGTCTTCACTTCGATTGTAGGGCAATAATTTTTTTGGGCAGAACAATATGAATCGTAAGATGAATAAGCATCTTCTATTATCCCATAATCAAAAGACTCTGACGTTTTCGCGTCCGTTGCTCCGTCTAAAGATACTTGGGCTAAATTAGGAAAAACTTTATGCCTTGGACCGTAAGGTGGAATAGTCTCTTCTCTAAAAGAATTATTATCGAGAACATTGTCATCCCACTTGAATTTATAGGGGGAACGTTCTGCGACGTGCGTAGCCCCTATGTGATGCTCGCTATACCAAGACTTACTGTGGATTTTTACCGCAGAATCTTCACCAGTATTTGCTGGAATTTGCATATCTTTTTGGCAAATAGGAGAAGTCGCACTCCAATTGTGCTCATTTAGATTTCCAATTTCCGACGTAAACTCTTGAATATTTTCATTTACAGTCTCAACGTCGATGGGGGAGTTTCGACGTGTATTTCTTTTAGGGAATTTCCAAGCCATTATCCGCTCCTAGGCATACGAGAAGTGCTAGGCCGAGAAACTTCATCTATGGATAAGGCAACAAATTCTAAATCACAAGATGAAAAGAAAGTCTCTTTATAGACTCCATCTTGGCCTTGAACCTTTATTGTTTCTTTTTGAGGAATTCCTCTAATCTCTATTTTGAAGACTTCGCAAGAAGGTATATAAATATCTTTTTTTATCCAAAATGGCCGACGCTTCTGCCACTTTTCTTCGTCTTCATTTGTCACCGCACCCCAAGCGGGCGCAGGATCTTCGGGGGAGTCTAAATCTACCGTAAATGAACTTACTTCCTCATCTTTTCGCCAGTCTCTATAAACAGTAACTTTAACTTTTTCTGTAGTAGAAGTTTCTCGAAACCATAGTTTTAACGTTAGCGGAGTTTTACGTTTAGTTTCTCCGATTCCAAGCCATGAAGTTTCGAATATAGGTTCTCGAAATTTGGCCTTGGGATAGAAATGGCGACTCTCTCTATCTAAAACCCATACTCCCCAATAGCCAGGAGGCTCGTCAGCAGAGGTCGCGCTGTTAGCGAGAGTTTCATCAGAATTAGAATATGCCCCACCTGAGTCTAGGTAGTCGCTTTCTTCGCCTAAAGAAGAATCTATAATCTTTTGTGGAAACTCCCCTTCCACTTTTCCACAACCCAAAACATATTCTCTATGATCCGCTGTAGAACACAAAGCGATATAATTAGCGCCGGTTCTTATTTTCCAGCCATTCCCATCAAACACATATCCACGATTATTGTAAACATTATCATCAGTGGGTAACCAACAAATGTATTCTTCATTTGATGTGCTAACCGCAGCCGTTGCTTGTACTAAGCGGCTTTTATTAAATGTTTTTACTTCGTCTTGAATAGTGTCACTAACTAATTGAATCTGCTGCCCATCAAAAGCGTAAAATCCTTTATGCCCGAGCCAGATTACTACACCGCTAGACAATTGAGCGATGCTATCGGGAGCAACACACCCTACAGTTGTACTGATAGGGAAAGACCGAAAAGCAATTCCATCATCCGAAGGTGTGATCAAATATGTACTAGATTCGGTAAACGCAATTAAACCGCCCTCGACGCGCCAAAGGCCAGTAATAGCTTTGCCCGAAGGGTCTGGGTACAGGACAGCGTCTGATGCAAAGGTGCCCCATCGCCCAGGGAGAGAGTAGTAGATTGCGCCGGGATTCGCCCTAGTATTCCCTACAAATAATCTTCCTAGAGCAATCCTGCCGACTAGAAAATCTGGGACTGTTCGAATATCAAAAGACGGAGAAACTAACGCTGTATCAGAAATGTTATCGCAAAAACGGCTGCAAGAATTGTCTGGAATTGACGCGAATTGGGCGGAAGATACAATGTCGTAACTGGTTGAAGATCCGAGCCCAGTTGAGCCTGATGGGACTTCGTATAGTTTTACTGTCCCTGAGTTAGTCATATCTTTTGTGCGATATAACATTCGCCCGATAGTCCCTTTAGGGCCGGGTTCAATTGAATTCCAAATAAATTGATGACGAAGAGTGTTGCCGGGGCAAGGTCTAGGGATGCCTGAAGTGTAGTCCCATCGAGTAGAACGTTGATCCAATGTAACGACTTCACTACGATTTGAAATTGGTGATAGGTTACCGAAATAATCGATCCATTGAATTGCGCCTTGCCATGTACCATCCATAAGGGTCGGAGCGTTCATCGGATTAGCTGATGATTCAGTAGTATGCCCGCCCATAGCAGTATAGTAAGGCTTATCATCAACATCGGGCATAGTTGTAATAGTCCCGATTCGACCTACTCCCCATTTGTCGTGCCATGTAGGGACAGAAACAGCGCCGCCACTCGGCGTATCCATCTTAAAGCCCATATTCATGCTTTCGTACTGAATAGATTTGCCGGCTAGATTTGTTCTTGCAGAATTATTTGAGCCCTCGCCGGCTGTGTCGGGGCCTTCTATTGATGGACTGCCTGGAATCGATGAATAACCTAAAGGTAATATAACTTCCCCATCATAAAAATGAGGTCGAACGTCAGCATCGCCCTGGAAGATAATGACTACACCGTTAGGCGTTGCGACAAACTGAGTCGGAGCGCGAACACGAAAGTCATTAACTATATCAGCTTTGATTTGAGCCGCTGAATCTGTTGGACTGATTAAGGCTCGCCAACCTTTATTCCACCCTTCAAAAGTCCATAATTCATTTGCTACATGAAGAAGCAAAACCTCACGTTGACCTCGATTTAGGAGTCCGTGAAAGATTCCGTGCATGGTCCCATAGCGGTCCATCCCCAAAACACCGGTATCAGTGTCTTGGGGGCCAGGTGGTGCGGCTTCATATCGAGGTAAATACGGTGTAGGGCCTCGGATAGTCCGAAGTGTGCCTTCTACCGTTGTGCGAAAATTCTCAATAGCCGCAGCAACTTCCATCGGAGAAAGCAGCTTTCCCGATTCAATACGGGGGTATATAGGCCCGCGTTGAATCCGAGTACGGTCACTGACAGCCATCTACGCTCCAGCAGAAAGCAGAATATCTAACTCATCTGTTATCGGCGTAATCGATTCTTCGGGTTTAGAATCAATTTCAATTATAGACGGAACAGAATGTAGTTGGTACTTGTCTAACTTATTGAATTCGCTAGTAATCCTCTCATCACCAAAACGGACTGAAGAGAAAATAGCTGCCCATCGGCCTTGGGGAAGAACCTCAAGTGCGGTGACGGTAGCGAACGCCCAACGGTTTTCATAGATTTTTTGACGATAAATTGCACCTGGGATGGGGCACCCCTCGGGCAACTCAAACTTCTCATTAATGTCTAAACTCATTATCTCTCCTCGACTAAGAATCGGTATCCTCTCCGACTACGATCTCTTGCTCTCCCGAATTTCTTCTTGAAAAGACCAGAAGGCAAAGAGCCATATCGCTTAGTCAATGTAACAAGTTTTTCCCTGTAAAACTGACCAGCGAATGAAGCCATTTCGGGATTGCCCAGAGATTCATATACTAACATAAGTGCTTTCTGAATAAGAACATCAATCGCTTCAGGGGGGAGTCTGGGGACTGCTTGATCTGTATTCAATGGATGGGGCTTACGTAGGTAGCGTACATCTACATCGTAAGCCGCATCAGGCAGGGGGGAAAGTTGGATGCCTGAGTATCCATGAACATCACGGTAAGGCTCATCAAAATTTACAAGGTTACCGGCGAAATCAAAATCTTCCGTTGAGCCTTGGGTGAATCCAACGTAGAAAAACTCTTCTGGATTGCTCCCAATTGCGCGATCGTCATGGTCGAAGGACACTACTCGTCTTGCGTAGAATCTTTTCCAATAACCGGATTTACTTGTTTCGATCTTAGTGTCATCAAGATCAGGATAAAAACCGTAAGTAGCATCGATATTAGGCGTAGTTACTACAATTTTAATGCCCGTGTCTGCCTTAAATGATTGTATCTCATCACTAAGGGGGGATGGAGAACTTTCCCATTTCGGCCTGCGGTGCTTATCAGAATCAGATTCGTTGCCCGAAAGGACCGTGTTTCTCTTATCGTGAGATCCCCAGCAAATTGTATAGAAAAACTCAAATGTGCCCAAAGGTTGCTCAAAGTCATCTACCCAGGTTGCTTCAGTGCTTGTCCGGCTCACTTCAGGTTTTCCGGTAGGGGAAGGCATCTGGAAATAGTCAGTACGAAAAGCTTTTCTTGGAATCCCAGCAGCACTTGAACCTTGAATGTCGTCCCACCACTGCTCTTCCGCTTCATCAGCATAAATGAGATTAATGGGCTGACGGCGTGCATCATCCCACACTCTCATTGATCTAATTTCAATGGCGTCTGAAGGTAAGTAGTACGAATGAGTGTAGATTCTATACGATAAAGCTACGTTACCTGTAACTGTCAGATTCAATGGAGTATCTAACGATAGATAGTCTGTATGAGTATAGACGCCATCAACAGGGGTACTAACGGTATGCCAATAGCGGCGAATACGGCGACGATGTATTCGATCATCGGCATCCGTAATTTCAATCCATCGACCATCAATAGGGTGGGGAACACCTTTATCTGTATAGTCAGTTTCGTCATCCCAATCCCATTCAACTAGAGTTGAATAAGCTGAACTTAGACTTCCGGCTGTTGCCGCTGTAGATGTGTACTGGCGATACCAGACAATACCTGGAGTAGCTGTTTGGAGAGTACCGGAAACAGCACTTACAGGCTTTAAACCATGCGTATTTTTTAGAGAAGACGATTCTAGAGAAATCCCAGGCTCAGTACGGAAAGACGCCTTATCCTCAAAGAAAAGGAAAGGCGCTTCCAGTGCAAGCTGTTGATAACCACGATTAATGAATCGGTTTATCTTATTTACG